GGGCAAGCCGACGCAGAAGCATAAGGAGCCAATAACATGGCAGGCGAAAATGATGGTTTTAACGGGTCGACGCTGAGCTTCTCGCCGATTGCTGGCGATGCGGCTGTTTTCGGCGGGCTCCGTTCCCTGGAGTTTAGCGAGTCGGCACCGAAGGTCAACGTGACCGGCTCGGCCGACACGGAGACGACCTATCGAACCGGCGTACCCGACCCGCAACTGGTCGCGACGTTCGTCGGTGGGTTGCCGGCAACGCAATGCACCATCGGGATGCAGGGCGCGCTGGTGACCACATGGGAAGACGGGACGCTGAATCCGCCCATTGCAAACGCGATCGTTGTCGATCGAGGCACGAGCGGTTCGATGGACGGGGAGATCACGTCAACGGTTACGTTTGCGCCGAGCGTCGGCGTCATATCAGCATAGCAAGAAGTCCCCCGTGGTTGGCTCGGCGGGGCGTTGCGTGTCCACGTACCGCAATCTCGCCGAGCCTCCACGAGGACATTACACGATAGTTTTTTTCTAACCACGGGGAAACCAAGAGATGTCACTGAAAGAACAGATTCAGAGCAACCGATCGAAGCGAGTCATCAAGGCCGTTGCCACGCCGGAATGGTCCGACGCTGATGGGAGCGTGTTCGTTCGCAACCTATCGGCCAAAGAGCGTGACCGGTGGGAAGCGGAGATTGTCAAGGATCCGAAAAAACGGGATCTGGCAAACCTGCGTGCGAAGTTCGTCGCGTTGTGCGTGTGCGACGAAAGCGGAGAACTGACGTTTGCATCGCAAGACGCGGGTTGGCTCGGCGACGAATCGGCGGGTGTGATCGATCGGCTATGGGAGGAAGGCAGAAAGATTTCTGGCATCAGCGACGAGGACGATGAGGAGTTGGTAAAAAACTGCGAGGAAACCACCGGCGACGATTCGCCTACTTCTTAGCGAAGACGTTCGGCGAGTGGGATGTCGACGGGATGCTCGAGGAGATGCCGTGTCGGGTATTCGATGAGTGGATGGCATACTACAGCGTTGCCCCCTGGGGCGAGGAGCGTGATTCGTTACATGCGGGAATTATCGCCAGCGCGGCGGTGGCCCCACACTGCAAGAAAGGGCAAGCACCGAAACCGAAAGATTTCATGCCGGACTTTATCAGCCCACCCAAGCCGCCCCAGAAACTGGCCGACATGAAATCGGCATTTCAGGCGTTCGCCAATTCGGCCAAAAAGAAGCGAGGTAAGAAGTAAATGGGTGTCGGCAAGGCGGTCAAGATTGCGATGTCGGTGAACTCCTCGGGAGTGGCCAGCGGTCTGCGCAAGGTCAACACCGATCTGCGGAAGTTCGAGCGTGTGGCAAAGAGCACGATGAACGCCGCCCGAACGCCGTTGCAGCAGTATCAGCTAGAGGTGGTAAAGCTCGACCGCTGGTTGGCCAAGGGGAAGATTACCACCAAGCAATACGCGGCGGCAATGGCAAATCTTGGCGTTACCTATGCCGCCGTGATTCCAGCGGCGACCGCAACCGGCCGGGCGATCCAGTTGATCGGTGTCCACGCCAAGGTGACGGCGGTCGCGGTCAAGGGTCTTGTCGCGAGTTTGGGGTTTCTCGGGCCGATGGCGGCCATCTTCGGCGCGTTTCGTGTCGGTAGCAACGTCGAGGGGTTCAATCAGGCGATGACGTCTTCGCTTGCGATAGCGACCGACGTCAGTAAGAAGATGCGGGCCGTCATGGAGAAGACGGCGCACGACGTGGCTAAACGGATGGTGTTTTCGTCCGAGGAAGTCGCCAAGTCTTACTACTACCTATTCTCGGCCGGCATGGATGCGGCGCAAGCTGTTGCGGCGGTGGATACTGTTGCGACGTTTGCACAGTCTGGCATGTTTGATTTGGCGACGGCTACATCACTCTTGACGGATGCACAAAAGGCCCTCGGGGTGAGTTCAAAAGATCCCATCAAAAATCTAGAATCCCTTCGGAAAATTGCCTCGGTATTGGTCAAAGCAAACACGTTGGCCGACGCAAGCGTTCAGGAGTTTGCCGAGGCACTCACCACGGACGCGGCGCCTGCGATGAAACAGTGGGGAATATCACTGGAAGAGGGAATGGCTATACTGGCGGCCTTTGCTGAGCAAGGGGATAAGGGGGCCGCCGCTGGAACCGCGTTCGGTATTGTCATTCGCGACCTTACGACAAGGGCGATCAAGAATAAGGAGGCGTTTAATGATCTCGGGATACAGCGATCCTTTGACGCACAGGGCAACTTTATTGGACCAATCAAGTCAATCAGGGCCTTGGATGACGCCTTCGAGGAACTGTCGCCGGAAAAGATGAAGGAAACATTACTGACCCTGGGGTTCATGGATAAATCAGTAAAAAAGATATCAAAACTAATGGGTGAAAACGACAGTATCAACGGTTTCAAAGACGCTATGACTGGTTTGGGTGATGTTGTTGGTAAGGTGGCCGCCAAACAACTGACACCGTTTGCCAAGGGGTGGGAGCGGCTGTCAGCGTCGTGGACAGAGTTTTCGACGGCTACGGTCACGGACAGCCTCAACTCGTTTGGCGGCGTGCTGGTCGATGTTGCCAGGAAAGTCGAGAAACTTGTAGGTTGGATTGAGGATCTGAATTTAGCGTATCTAAAAATGGTGTTGTGGAATTCCGATTGGTCTGTCTCGCTCAGTCCTGGCGCGGCCCAAACAGAGGCGTGGGCAAACAGAGCATTAAGGGACGAAATCAAGATAATGGAAAAAAAGAGCGCAGATCGCAGAAGCCCAGGATTATCACAGGTGAATCGTCAAACCCCGGTTGTCCAACAGACCGGCCAACAGCAGCTTGCAGAACTCAAAAAGCTCAACACTCGCATGGAAGCGATCGAAGATAAACTGGAACCGGATCAGGAAGTGGAGATCCAACCACGATGACGGTATCAGCAGCGGTACGGTTGGAAGGCAAGCGAACGGGTCCACAGTGGAGCACGGACGGATCACGCATCTACAAGGATCAATACCGCGTCATCACTTCCGGCGACGACGTGACCGGCGACCTGGTAGAAAAGGCGTCTGGACTTCCACGCAGGAACGCTTCACATCCTCGCGACGGCGGCGCACTGGTCACAAACATCAAGCCGGAACAGCAGGCCGCAACGGTGTGGTTTGTCAGGGTCACATGGAAGAGCAAGCATGGCGACCCCGAAACCAACGATGGAGGCGGTGTAGATGATCCATTATCGCGGCCAGCCAAGTTTCGTTGGGAGAAGGTCGACTATGAGGAAACACGCAGCAAGGATATCGATGGAAAGCCGTTCCATAATACGCTGGGGCAGCCGCTGCCCAATCCACCAAAGTTTCCGGTAACACAACTGCGTCTCATCGTCACGCGGAATCAAGCTACCTACGATCCGGCCGAGGCGTTTTCCTATGGAAACCGTGTCAACTCTGATGGCTTTCTCGGCCAGAAGCCGCAAACCGCCAAGATGGATTTGCCGACCGCAATCGAACAGGTGGAAAACGGTATATCATTCTGGTCGGTTACCTATTCGATTGAGTTCAAAGAGGATGGCTGGAACCCGGTCAAGCTTCCTAATGAAGGACTAGAGTATACACCACCCGGCGAGAGCACTGGCGTTAGAAAAGCCATGGACGACGATTTCGGGGCAACGACCGGAGAGTGGGGGTTGTTGACGGAGTTTAGCAAGAAGATGCCGGCAGGGCAGGACCCGTTCATGCTGGAATTCCGAGTTTACAAATCAAAAGCATTTGGGCCGCTGGGCCTCTTATGATCGAAGGGATGCGTTATGGGAACGGTAGTATGGAATGGTGACGCGCCGGCAGTAGCGCAAGTCTCGACACACACGGTGGTTGATACGTGGGCGACGAACGACACGGCCACGTTGTTGTGTGGCGGCTACTCGGTGACGTTCACGGTGGCTGGCACCGAGACGGTCGCGGCCGTGGTTGCCGGACTGGTGGCGGCGTGGAATTTGTCGACTGACCCGACGCTCGCGGAGATAACGGCATCGGACACAAACCCGTCGGTAACGTTGACGGGTACTGCGGGGGTGCCGTTCATTACGACATCAAGCGAGGCAACCGCTGGCGACGGCGTGGTAGGGGATCAGGTCGACACGACGGTGAGTAGCGGGCCGAACGATTGGTCGACCGCCGCGAATTGGGATACCAGTGCGGTTCCAGTTGACGCCGATGACGTGGCAATCGAGAACTCGGCGATTTCGATTCTTTACGGGCTCGCCCAGTCGGCGGTCGAATTGACATCGCTACGCGTCGAATCGACGATGACCGGAGCGATCGGCCTACCTCGCACGAACAGCGGTGGCTACGTGGAGTATCGCGACACCGCATTGAAGACCAGCGCCACCACGGCCACGATTGACGGGAGCGGGTCGAGTCGCATCAATATCGAGTGGGACACGGACGTCAAGACGGCATGCACGGTTAACGGAACCGGAACGGCCGCCGAGACGAACGTGCCACCGATGATCTTATCAGGCGGCCACGCGACCAACACACTCAACGTGAATAAGGGAACCGTTGGTGTCGCCTACTATGCCGGAGACACCGCCTCGATTGCGACCGCCGACATCGGCTACATCACCAACAAAAGCAGCGATGCTAATGTGTCGTT